CCACTGACAGTCAAGTATTAATAGAAGTAGGAGAAACACAAACATCATCATACAGAGAAAATGGTGTTTTAGACACTGAAATGTTAATTGGAAAATATTTTAAATTATCTCAACTTATACATTCTAACACAGCTAAAAATAAAGGGTGGTCTAACATCCCTGGTCAAGATGCAAAGAAAAAACCTCAATGGACTGAAGAATATATAATTAGAAATTTAGAAAATCTTATGATAAATGTAGGAGATTATATTATAGCTAAATATCCTAATATGAAAATAACATCGGGATATAGAGCTAAAAAATTAAATGATTCTTTAGGATCTAATGATAATTCTCACCACCCACAAGGATGTGCTTTAGATATTCAAGTCCCAGGAGTAACTACAGCAGAAATAACAAATTTTATTGTTGATAATATTCCAGCTTATGCTCAAGTAATTTGGGAAAAACCAGAAAGTGGAGGAAGTTGGGTACATATAGCTTATAAAGATGGAGATACAAGAAAGAAAACAGATGTATATACTTCTAAAGAAAATATCTTAACACATTATGGTAATAAGAGAAGAGGGGGAGGAAGAACTAAATACATGGCTATAGATAGAGCAAAACAAAACTTAGTATAATGGAAAATCCAAAACAACCATACGAATATGAAGGCAAGCAAGTAGTAATAAACTCTGATAGATTATTATTTAATGCTAAAAATGATTCTTTATTAGTTTATTCTAATAAACACATGGCTTTTAGCGCTAATAATCACATTCATTTTGACACAGGAGATGAAGGTAATTTTGTAATAAATTCAAATAACATTTATTTAGGGTTAGAAGGAGATAAAAACTCACCTGCTGAACATGCTGTTTTAGGAGATAAGTTAGAAAGAATAATGAATGATATGTTAGAAATGGTAGAGGAGATGATATTTACTTTAGAATATACTTATCCCCCTTATTGTGTAGCTCCTCCTGTAGGACCTAATGTACCTAGTGGGATACCAGTATTTGAATTAGCTAAAACACAAATAGCAAATATAAGAACCAATATACCTCAATTTAAAAGTGATAGAGTTAAACTACCTACAGATGATATGTATGGAAAATAAAATAATATGCAAGCAGTAATTCAAAAATTATTAATTAAAAATCAAGGACTTCTTGAAAAAGTCAAAACTAAACTTAAAGATGAAGGTAGAAAGTCTGTTTTAAAATATAAAAGTAAACTACCTACTCCTGACACTTTAAAAGATAAATTTACTAGTCAATTATGTACAAAATCAACAGTAAATAAAGCAGAAAAGGATTATAAAAAAATTAAAAATTTTGCTAACAAAATTAAAAATGCTTTAGAAAAATCTCAAAAGGCACTCCAAAAATTACAAGCATTAATAGAATCAGTATTAGCTATATTAGCAAAAATAGCGGCATTAATAGCTACAGTAGCAGTTATAATAAGCATTTTACAAAAAGTAGTAATGGTTGCAAAAATATTAATAAAAGGAGTAGGAATGATACCTCCACCAGCTACAGCACCTTCTGGTCCTATAATATTAGCAGATAAAGCAGCAACATTAGCAGAAGGTAAAATATCAATTTTAAAGATATTGTCAAAATCTTTTATGAAAGCTTTAAATTATCCTAGAGATAAAGCAAATAAATTATTAGCTTTAATATTAAAAGGAATAGCAGCAATTGTAGCATTATTAAATTTAGTAAAAATGTTAATCCAAATGCTTGAAACTTTATTTTTATTATTATTAAATAAATGTTCAGTTTCAAATCCTGGTGGAGATGGATCACAAACGCAAAATATAGTAAATGGACAAACACCAGAAGATTTTTTAAGTGGTATGCAATACCCCGGATACGATAACAATAATACATCATCATTAAACCCTTTCACAGATTTAGAGGCAAAAGACCCATTTGACTATTCAGATCCATTAGCAGAAGTTTATGATTCTATATTAACAAACTTACAACTAACAGGAAATCAAGAAATTATAGAAAAGATATTTAATGCCAAATTTGAAATGGTAGGATATAGACGCTATAAAGTTTAAAAAAATTATATTTATTAACAAAGACAAACAAACATGAAAGCAAAAACTTTTGAAAATCTAATTAGAAAAGTAGTTAGAGAAGAAATCGATTATGCGTTACGCAGAGAAATTAAATCACTTAAAGAAGATTTACGTGATGAATTAAAACCAACAATAGTAGAACACACTGAAAGAATAGTAGAAGTTCCTGAAGAAACAAAACATTCTTTAAGAGAAAAAATAATGGGTAGTGCTCCTTTAAACCAAAGAACACAACGTCCTAAACAACAATATACATCTAACAGTGCATTAAATGATCTATTAAATGAAACAGCAGCAGGAGATACAAATACACAAACAGCTCAATCACCTGTAAGTTTATCACAACCATTTGCAGGTGGTGGATCTTTACCTATGGACACAGCAGGTATGCCACCAGAAGTAGCAAATGCAGTAACAAGGGATTATAGTGGTTTAATGAAAGCAATAAACAAGAAAAAAGGAAATTAATAAATGGCACAAGAGGTAGGACAACAAATAAGTATTAATCCGCTAGATTTAAATAATAACATAGCGATAGGAGTTGTCTTTCCTTTTAATGGAAATGCTGTTTTTAATTCTTCATATACTACTCAAGATCAAGCAAAGAGTAATCTAATAAATGTACTATTAACAGAACCAGGAGAAAGAGTAATGGAACCTAATTTTGGAGTAGGATTAAAAAAACTTTTATTTGAAAACCAAATTAAAGAAGATGAATTAGAAGGTAGAATAAAAGACCAATGTGCTTTTTATGTTCCTGAAGTAGACATAACAAATTTAATAATACAATTAATTCCAGATAGTCATACATTATATATAAGATTAACTTATAAATTTATAATAAATGATGAGGAAGATTCAATACAACTTAACTTTCAATAATGGCTTATACTAAATTATCAAATAAATCGCAAGATAAAGATGTAAGGTATCTAAATAAAGATTTTAATACTTTCAAACAACAATTAGTAGAATTTACTAAAGTATATTATCCTAATACTTACAACGATTTTAGTGAAGGTTCTCCAGGTATGATGTTTTTAGAAATGGCAGCTTATGTAGGTGATGTATTATCATTTTACACTGACACTCAATTACAAGAAACATTTTTAGCTTTAGCACAAGAAAAAGAAAATCTATACCACTTAGCTTATGCAATGGGGTATAGACCTAAAATAACAACCACAGCAACAACTGATTTAGATATATTTCAATTATTACCTGCTAAAATAGTTAGTAATACTTACAAACCTGATTTTGATTACGCTTTAAAAGTTAATCCTGGATCCTTATTCGCATCGACAGAAGGTCCGGTATTTAGATTAGAAAACAGAATAGATTTTGAAGTATCTTCTTCTTTCGATCCAACGGAAACTAATGTTTATCAATTAGATAATAACAATAACCCACAATATTTTTTATTAAAAAAGAAAGCAAAAGTAATTCAAGCAGATCTTAAATCACAAACCTTTCCTGTAGGAATATCCCAAAAATTCTTAAATATAAATCTAATAGATAGTAATATTATAGGAATAGAATCAATAACGGATTCAGACGGTAATAAATGGACAGAAGTTCCTTATATGGCTCAAGATACTTTATTTGAGGACATAGAAAATATAGGAGCAAATGATCCTGAATTAAGTCAATATAATAATCAAACTCCTTATCTTTTAAAATTAAAAAAAGTACCAAAACGTTTTATAACTAGATTTTTAGCAGATGGAACTCTACAATTATCTTTTGGATCAGGAGTATCTGATAAAGATGATGAACAAATAATCCCCAACCCAAATAATATAGGATTAGGACTCAAAGATGGATCTAGTAAAATAAACACAGCATTTGACCCTTCAAATTTCTTATACACAGGAACATATGGAGAAGCTCCTTCAAACACAACACTAACAGTTAATTATTTAGTAGGAGGAGGCATAAGGGCAAATGTATCTGCAAACACAATTACTAAAAATGAGTTATTAAATATAACCCAAAAACCTAATTTAGTAGTAGGAACAGCTAATTTTATAGGGGAATCAATAGTAACTACTAATCCTGAAGCAGCAACAGGTGGTGGGGGTGGAGACACAGTAGAAGAAATTAGAATGAATACAATGGCTTCTTTTTCAGCCCAACAAAGAGCAGTAACTAAAAATGATTATATTGTAAGAACTTATTCTATGCCTTCTAAATTTGGTAGAATAGCTAAAGCTTATATAACACAAGATGATCAAATAACACCTTTAACAACAGAACCAAATCGTATACCTAATCCATTAGCTTTAAATTTATATGTTTCAGGATACAATAATAATAAACAATTAACTACTTTAAATAATGCTACAAAAAATAATTTAGCAACTTATTTAGAACAACATAGAATGTTAACAGATGCAGTAAATATTAAAAACGCATTTCCTATTAATATTGGGTTAGATTTTGAAATAGTAACTTTTAAATCATATAATAACCAACAAGTATTATTAGATTGTATAACAGAATTAAAAGACTATTTTAATGTAGACAAATGGCAAATTAATCAACCTATTATAATTAGTGAAGCAATGAATTTAATAAGTAATGTACCAGGAG